CGTAAAATAATTAAAACTAAATTGAAATGAAACTAACAACACTATTACTGGCAATTTTACTAACTTCTTGCGGAGCGAAAACAGTTAACAAAGAAGAAAAGAAAACTGACAGCATCGCTACAACTATTGCAGTAGTCAAAACCGATAGCACTTCTATTGATAAAAAGGTATTGGTTTATGATGTTGAAACAGATGAAATCGTAATTGAGGCAGTCGATACAACCCAGCCAATCGAAATAACCAATAATGAGGGTAAAGTAACTAAATACAGAAACGCTCGTATAAGCAAGAAAAAAAGAAAAGATAACACAATAGTTGTAAATGAGAAAAGCGTGTCTAAAATCGTTGTTGATTCGCTTACAAACGAGATTGAAGTAAATAAGATTGAAAGCACAAAGATAGTTTATAAAGAACAGTTCAACTGGGGTACGTTTATATTGCAAACTTGGTATTGGTGGTTCTTATTAATTATAATCATTTACTTAATTTATAGATATAAAAAAGGATTGTTTAAATTTCCCTTGCTTTGAAACCTCAATACGAATGGATAAAAAAGGGTAAAGATTGGGTGCGAGTTGAGAAAGTAGTCAACAAATGGAATAGCACGCCACCGATTGAAGATGAAATAAAAAAGCCTACTGATTAGAGTAGGCTTTGTTTTTTATAATACATAAATACTGGAAATATTTATTTATTGAATGTTAGAAGCCATCGAGGATTTTAACAGTACAAAACTAAGAAAGTATTTTTAAACTACCAAATAAAAAAGCCGTTAAATAAATAGCGGCTTTTCTAATTATCAAACTAAAACATTATGAAAGGCAAATGTAATAGTTTTTTAATTACCAACAAACTAAAACGCCATAAGTTATAGCTACTAATAGAATGACTATTAAAAGCACCAATCCCTCGTTATTTTCTTTCATTGTATTTCTTAGTTAAATAATCGTAAGCCATTTGATTGCACATTTTTGTACCGCCTAACTTATCGATTTTGTATTGCTCTAATTTGCCATTATAGGCTTTTCTTAATTCTTCTCCTGCGGGTGGTCTGCCAGCCATACTGTATTGTTTAGTTGTTTATATTCCTTTGGTATTTTGTCAATCATTCTAACACGCCAACAACCTACTGCGCCATCTTCTTTTATGTAAGTATCACTCGGTAAAGTTACTATTCTATGATCGTATTGCCGAACTATTATAAACTTCGGGTTTTGGATTGTGTTAATGTGAGTTATTTTCATATCGCAAATCTACAACAAAACTTTTACATAAAAAAATTTTTTTATTAAAACTTTCATTCTATATTTGCCCTATCAAACTTTAAAAAATAACATTATGAATTACGATGATCTAGTATTAGGAGTTGGCAACAGTAGCCACCCAGCGAACCAAGAGGAAACAGAATTGGAGTTAACTATTGAGGAGCAGATGGAAAATGAGATTTGCGATTTAGAAAGCAAAATCAGAGATTTAACAAACCGCATCAAATACCGAGAAGCGGTTAACAAGAAAATAGTTGAACTTTGCCAAGCGGTATGTGGCGACAATACGTACATTTTTAACAAACTAAAAGAGATAAAATAATGGAAGATTTAATCAAATTTCAAGCAGAACAACTAAACGCATTAAGAACCGAAAACGAGCGTTTAAACAACGAACTCAAACAAGCTAAAGACTTGTTTCAAGCACTTATAAACGATTGGAAAGTACAAGATGCGGAAGTGTTAGAGTTTCCTAAACTCGATCAATCAACTAAAGTCTTTGACGAGATATTTCAAAACCCGATTGAACAACTTAATAATTTATTCTAATGGAAACACTATTCAACTTCATAGACACGCACCCGTTTTTATCGGGTGCAATAGCTTTTTACGTTTTCTTTTACTGCATATTCTTTTACTGCACTTTTACTAATATAGATGAAATAGTGCAGGATTGGGATATTAATTGGAAAGAGGGAAAAGAGGATAATTTTTAAATAAATAACATTATGAAAACAAAAATTGAAATTAAAAGTATTTTCGGAAAGGTACTTTTTACTTACGAAGCGGAAAACGCAACTATTAAAGATGCAGTAGAACAAGCGGTAAAAGAAAAAGTTTCTTTGTATTTGGCTAATTTGAGTTCGGCTAATTTGTATTTGGCTAATTTGAGTTCGGCTAATTTGTATTTGGCTAATTTGAGTTCGGCTAATTTGTATTTGGCTAATTTGAGTTCGGCTAATTTGTATTTGGCTAATTTGAGTTCGGCTAATTTGAGTTCGGCTAATTTGAGTTCGGCTAATTTGTATTTGGCTAATTTGAGTTCGGCTAATTTGCGTTCGGCTAATTTGAGTTCGGCTAATTTGCGTTCGGCTAATTTGTATTTGGCTAATTTGAGTTCGGCTAATTTGTATTTGGCTGATTTGAGTTCGGCTAATTTGCGTTCGGCTAATTTGAGTTCGGCTGATTTGAGTTCGGCTAATTTGAGTTCGGCTAATTTGCGTTCGGCTAATTTGAGTTCGGCTGATTTGTATTCGGCTTTAAACAAAGAAACCGCATACTTGCCTTTATTTTGTAAATGGTCATTCTCTATATTAGGGGATAAAATACAAATAGGTTGCGAGAAAAGAACTATTGAAGAATGGGATTTGTTTTTTGCTAGTGAAGAAACTTTATCAACTCAAAGAGGTACATATGAGTTTAAACAGATTGAAGCAGTCTATTTAGCTTGTAAGGCTTACTTAACTAAGCTATCTGAATAATGCTAATTATATCACAAACAGAAACCCACAGCACGACAAGAGCGTTCTCCGAGCAGTCTGGAATACCTAGACATTTACTCGATGCAAAGTTAGTGCGGTTAGGAATCAACCATAGCGGGTACGTTTCCTTTGCAAATCAAGAATACCTACAAGAGATTTACATCACAGAGGGTAAAGATAAATTTATATTGACTTTTAGTCGATTAAATTTTGACGATAAGATTTAATTTACTACTTTCGCTAAACAATCTGGTCAGAGATTGAAACAAAACTATAATCTATCCTGACTTTGCCTATGCTGACCCGTAGGATTTAAGTTAGGATTTTTTAATTAAACATTATGAGCAAAGATTTATTCAGTTTAATGCGACAACAAGAGATTGACACGCAAAACTTCTTACCAAACAAGTTAGAGATCCATCTATCTGCAAAAACATTTATCAAAGAAGTGTTAGATGCTGGAGAGATTGACAAAATTGAACTACTAGCGCAAGCCAAACGAATGGGCGAAGCGTTGGATGTTATTAACGCTGAACTTATAAAAGTACTTCCGCAAGAAAACTTTGAGGCGTTTGGACTTAAAGGCACATTTAGAAGCGGTGGCGAAACAATAAACTACAAAGACTGCGAAGTTTGGAACGACATCAACCGAGAATTAAAAGAACGTGAGGAACTTCTTAAACTAGCTTTAAAATCGCATAACGAAATATACGATGCGGCAGGAGTTCAGGTTCCAAAAGTATCAACAACGCCTCGAAAATCATCACTAGCAATATCATTTTAAATCAATAATTAATCTTAATATCTTATCTTATGAAAAACATTGCAACCGCTTTATTAAAAGCACAGTCAGAAATGAGTAACGCCAAAAAAGGCGCAGTTAATCCATTTTTTAAAAGCAAATACGCAGATTTAAACGCAATCCGGGAGGCAGTTATTCCAACACTAAACGCAAACGGTATTTCGGTCCTGCAGCCGATTGTCCACGTGGATGGCAAAAACTTTGTTAAAACTATTTTGCTTCACGAAACTGGCGAAATGCTAGAATCATTAACCGAAATAGTTTACAACAAAATAAACGATGCACAAGCGCAAGGCAGCGGAATAAGTTACGCCCGCAGATATTCGCTTCAATCATTCGTTTGCGTTGGCGCAGATGATGACGATGGACAAAAGGCAGTTGAACCAAAACCAAACGTTACAACTGAAATACTAAAAAAAGCTAAAGATGGTGGCTTTTCATTGGAGCAAGTTAAAACCAAATACACAATAACACAACAACAAGAAACTATTTTTATTAATCTTTAATTTTTTATTTATGGCACAATCTTATTATGGTTCAATCGATTTTAGTAAATTAATTGAGCAGGCAAAATCGGGAAACAAGGCATTTACAAAATCCGAAAACGGAAAAATTTATTTAAACGTGCGGATGTACGTTAATGATGAAGTTGATAAATTTGGAAACATTGCTTCCTTTCAATCAAACTTTAAAGGAGCAACCAAAGAGGACAAATTCTATTTTGGTAATATGAAAGAATCAACTCCGATGGAGGCGCAAGTTGAATCGGGTGATGTTCCTGAAACAGATGACTTACCATTCTAATTAAAAAACGCCTCGTTAATTCGGGGCGTAATTTTTTACTTATGAAACACAAAATAATATCCAGCGTAGAAAACGGAAATCTTAAACGGAACCGAGAGCAAGTTAAACAAGCGATTGCAGAGTTTGAGGGTAAAAACATTGTTATTACTATTGAGAAACTTAAAAAGAGCCGTTCTAACAATCAAAACGCATTTTATTGGGGCGTTGTTATTCCAATCGTGCAAAGTGGTTTAAAAGATGCTACTGGAGAGTTCAGGAGTGCGGATTCTATTCATTACGGAATTTTACTTCCATTGTTTTCTCCAAGTAACGAGATTGTAAATATCGATACGGGCCAAGTGTTATCGGAGAAAATTAGTTCCAGCGAAATGAGTACAGTGCAGTTTATTGAGTATGTTATGGAAGTGCAGAAATGGAGCGCAGAATTTTTAGGAGTTGACATTCCAAACCCTAATGAGGAAATTTTATTGAATTTAGATTGATTATTTAAAATATATTTTTATATTTGTTGCGGTTGGCGTCTCACACAATACCAACTTAAAGGAATTACATAAACTCCTATAATGAAACCGAAGTGAGACGCGGTGGATTTATGGGAGTTTTCTGTTTAAAGCGGAAGCCGAAAAGCTAATAGAGTAGGCAAAAAAAATAATTTTATACTTTATGTTTAACAACAAAACCGCACCAATGACAAATGGCTCAAGTGCAATCCAAGAAGTAAACAAAGTTTACAAAACAAGTGATTTATCAATTTTTAAAGAAATTAGTGGCAATCGCGTCCCTAATCCGCAACATGTAAAAAGATTAACAGATTCAATTAAACAAAATGGAATGTTATGCAATCCTATTTTAGTAAATGAATCAATGAGAGTTATTGACGGACAACATCGACTGCTAGCTTCAAAAGATTCAAATTCTCATTTGTATTTTATTATATTGGATGGGTATTCTTTAAATGAAGTTCACACTTTAAACCTTAATCAAAAAAATTGGACTAAAAAGGATTTTATGGATGGTTACGCAGATATGGGACTAGAATCTTATAAAAAACTTAAAGTTTTTGTAGAAAAAAATACCGATTTTTCTTTTGGTGATTGTATTGCAATGTGTAGTAATTTATCAACTGATGGAGGTTTTTCATCAAGTCAAAAAAATAGATCTAATAAAAAAAATGGCGAATTAAGTAATATATCAGAAATTTTTGTCGATGGTACTTGGAGAGGTAAAAATTTCGATTTAGCAAATGAATGGGCTGAAAAATTAAGACTTGTTAAACCATATTATGTTGGATACAATAAGTCAACTTTTGTAGGAACGATGTTGTCTTTATTTATCAATCCAATTTTTGATTATAGCGAGTTTATGCACAAGATTAGAATACAACCAAAGGCTCTTGTTGATTGCGCAAATAGAGAGCAACAGAAATTATTAATTGAGGAAATTTACAATTATAAGAGTAGAAATAAAGTAAATTTAAGATATTAGTTTTTTGTTTAAAAATTTGTATGTTTGCATTAGTGATATCTGTGGTGGATTTATTACTAAATTTTAAAAAGACTTTAATAAAAAACCTTAGAAGGAGTAGAGCCACCACCTCGAAACTTTTAAGGTTTTATTATTTTAATTATGGCAGAAAATAAAAAATCATTTGTACTATATTCAGATAGTCAAGGTTTAATAAATCAACTTCCGGATGATGTTGCTGGGCGTTTATTAAAGCACATTTACGCTTACGTAAACGATGAAAACCCCACAACAGATGAATTGCTTTTAAATATTGCTTTTGAGCCAATTAAGATGCAATTAAAAAGGGATTTGGTTAAATACGAAAAGAAGCGTGAGCAGTGGAGTGAGGCAGGTAAAAAATCCGCAGAGCAACGAGCGTTAACAAAATCCAACGAAAGTCAACGAACGTTAACGAACGTTGATTCCGTTGCAACGGTTTCAACTGTTAATGATAATGTTAATGTAAATGTTAATGTAATATCTAAAGATATTAATATACCTACTTGGGATTTATTTTTACTATACGGAAAAGAAAAAGAACCTAGTGTAAAAATATCGGCATTAAAACACAAGTACGATGCTTGGGTTGTTAATGGTTGGAAAAACGGAAATGATAAGCCAATTAAAAATTGGAAATCTGCTTTGCTTCAAACATTAGCATACATTGAAAAGGAACAAAAGCCAAAAGATAACCATATACCATTACGAATATGAGCTGGAGAGAAGATAACGCACTTAAACGCATTTACAACGTGTTTAAGCGAAGCAAAGTTTACCAAGAGGATGTTAATGCACTTAAATTAATTGCAAACAGTATCGATGAGCAAGATAAAAGTATTGCAACCGATAATTTATTATTTGCAAAATTACTTTCGATCCAGTTGAGGCAAAATTTGGAGCATTACGGATCGATGGAAGTTGCATTAAAAAAAATCGATGACGAACTAAAAAGACCTTTGAACTATCATTCTCAAATATTGCATACAACTTTTAATCACGTTGAATTTGATTCTTATTTAAAATCGATTGGAATTAATGTTAATTTCGTACACTCCAAAGCGGATGCTAAAAGCAACGATGAAATAATAATTAAGCAACAAAAAGAGATTGCTAAAAAATTTATAAAGGATTGGAGTTTTGAGGCAGTTGAAAAGGCATTTTACAAAACCGCAAATCAAATAATTAAAAATATGAATTATTATGAATGATATAAATTTTGATGATCTGATGCAAAATGCACCGGTTGAATTTAATTACAGCCAACTGGAAAACGATTGCTTTGTTGATTTATCTTTAGAGATGCCAAAACCCGAGATTTTACTTTCAATCGGGCAGCACGAATATAAAAATAAAATGTACGATACTCCGATAATGACCGCTGGAGAGTTCTCCGCAATAGTTGCAGAATCAAAAGCAAAGAAATCCTTTTTAAAATCCGGATTGATTGGTTGCTATATTGGGGGAAATGCATCAACACTATTTCCAAACATAAAAAGCCACCGAGATAAAGAATATCAAATACTGGATTTCGATACTGAACAAGGCAAATTTTACACTCAAAGAACTTTTAGGCGAGTCCAGGATATTAGCGGAGCAGTTTATGATCATTACAAAGGTTATGCAACAAGAAGTTTATCATCCGCAGAAAGGTTAGGACTTATCGATTATTGTCTTAAAAACCAAAAAACACTTTACAAAAAAGAAGTTAAATTGATTGCGATTGATGGAATTGCGGATCTAGTGGAAAACACAAACGATATTGTAATGAGCAAACAAGCTAGTGATTTTATTTTAAAGTGGACCAACGATTATAACATCCACGTGATAGCAATTATACATAAAGCGGCAAGCACCGGCAAACCTTTAGGACATTTGGGAACTTACGTGCTAAAAAAAGCGGAAACGGTTATAAACCTAGACGTAAATTCAGATCGAAGCGTTACAGTTACAAATCCATACTCACGTGGTTATCATTTTGAACAATTTAGTTTTGATATAAACAAAAACGGACTCCCGTACTTAATCGAATAATATGCCAAGATGCCTAAACTGCAAAGTTAAATTTACACCAGCTCGTTTTCTGCAAAAGTTCTGCAACGATGAGAAATGCGTTGACGCTTCAATACAGTACGCTAGAGAGAAAGTAAAACAAAATGCTAGTAAAGTATGGCAAAAGGAAAAACAAACGATTAAAACCTCTTTAAAAACGTTAACGCAATTAGAGAGCGAGGCTAAAAAATCATTTCAGAAGTTTATTCGGTTGCGCGATTCCGATTTACCTTGCATTTCCTGCGGAGTTAAAACTACCGAGTTATGGGATGGAGGCCATTATAAAAAAGCCGAGATATATTCAGGAGTTATTTTTAATGAAATGAATTGCCATAAGCAATGCCGGAAGTGCAATAGATTTTTAAACGGAAATGAATTGAATTATAGATTAGGTTTAATTGCTAGATATGGAGAACAATATGCAAATGATATAGAGCAGCTAGCAAATGACACTAGGCAGATGAAGTTTACACGTGAGCAGTTAATAGCGAAAAAGTTACAGTACGATATTAAATGCAAGGAAGTGTTAAAATTGACAAATAATTAGTTTAATAAAAAAGTATTATTACATTTGCATCATACAGACAAGTAAGGCGGTCTAAACAATATTATAATTTCCTCGCCTTTGTTTGCCTTACAGCATCGGCGGGGATTTTAATTTTAAAAAATTATGAATGATTATCAAAAGTTTTTGGATCAAAAAAAACATTTAATAGGTAATTTTGGATTTAAGGCAAACTACATCCCTGAAATTGCTTTTGACTTCCAAAAGTATGTGATTGAAAAAGCGATTTTAAAAGGTCGTAGCGCAGTATTTTTAGATACTGGACTAGGTAAGACTTTAGTACAACTTTCCCTCGCTAAAAACATTGTAAACCACACTAACAAAAAAGTTTTAATTCTTACGCCTTTAGCGGTTGCATTTCAATTTATTTTAGAAGCTGAAAAGTTAGGTATTGACGATATAGAATATTCTAAAGATGGAAAGCACACTAAAAAAATAGTTGTTTGTAATTACGAGCGTTTACATTACTTTAGTGAAAAAGACTTCGAGGGCGTTATATTAGATGAAAGTTCAATCTTAAAAAACTTTGACGGAAAAATTAAACAAGAGGTTACATCTTTTGTTAAGAAAATACCTTTTAGATTTTTATCTACTGCCACACCATCACCTAATGATTTTATTGAATTAGGTACAAGTAGCGAGGCACTAGGTTATATGGGATATATGGATATGCTAGGAAAGTTCTTTAAAAATAATCAAAATAGTGTAGATAGTAATAACCGTAATATTGGCGAAAAGTTTTATTTAAAACCTCACGCCGAAAAGGATTTCTTTGCGTGGGTTAATCAATGGTCTATTATGGCTAAAATGCCTAGTGATTTAGGATTTAGTAATGATCGTTATAATTTGCCTAAGTTAACTATTAACCGACATATTGTAGAAAATCAAGAAATGTTTGACGTAAATAATCAAATATTAATGTTTGTACCTATTGCTAAATCAATGACGGAAGTTAGATTAGAACAAAAGCAAACAGAAGATAAAAGATGTGAAAAGGCTATTGAATTAGCGCAAGGAAAAACTAGCGTATACTGGTGTAATACAAACAACGAAAGTTCAATACTTAAACATTCAGATAAAAACGCAGTTGAGATTATTGGTTCTCAATCCATCGACAAAAAAGAGGAAATACTTTTAGCGTTCGCCAATGGAGAAATAGAAAGGCTAATTACAAAAGCTAAAATGACTTCTATGGGTTTAAATTGGCAACATTGCAATCACTCGGTATTTTTTCCAACGTGGAGCTATGAGCAATACTATCAAGCTATAAGACGTTTTTGGCGTTTTGGACAAACAAAAGACGTAACTATTGATATGGTTATTTCCGATGGACAAACAAGAGTTTTAGAAGCCTTAGAACAGAAAACACAAAAGGCAATACATTTACATAAAAACCTAACCGAAAATGTAAACCGTTCCTTTGAACACAAAACAAAAGAATTTAACAAAGAAATTATCAAACCTAACTTTATTTAATTATGAAAAACCAAGTAAAAGACCAAGTAATTACAGACAAATACGCTATTTATAATAGCGATTGTATGCTAGTAATTCCAACTTTGGAAAATGAAAGTATTGACTTAAGTGTTTATAGTCCTCCGTTTGCGGGATTGTACAACTATTCAAGTAGTGAAAACGATTTTAGTAACTGCGAAAACAAAGAACAGTTTTTAGAGCAATATGAGTTTTTAGTTGCTGAAATTGCAAGGGTAACAAAAAAAGGTCGTATAACTGCTGTACATTGTACAGATGTATTTGACAACACTTGCCGCCTTTGGGATTTTCCAAATGAGATTATTAGAATACATACAAAGTACGGTTTTGAATATCGCAACCGTATTACAATTTGGAAAGAGCCTTTAAAAGTTCGTATGCGTACTATGGTACAATCTTTAATGCATAAATTTATAGTTGAGGATTCAACAAAATGCTTTACCGCAATGCCTGACTATGTATTGATATTTACTAAAAAAGGCGAAAACGAAACGCCAGTAGTACATCCTTGCGGAATCAATCATTATGCCGGTGAAGTTCCAATTTTACCAAACATTTTAAGAGCGTGGAATAACGCTAATAATTCAGATCTAAATGAGGTTGAACTTTGGGAACACCTTAACAGCATTAATGAAGATGATAAAATTACAAAGTTGAATCATTACATTTGGCAACGTTACGCCTCTAGTGTTTGGGATGATATTCGTATAGATAATGTTTTACCATTTAGAGATAGCAAAGAGGAAGATGACGAGAAACACGTACACCCACTTCAATTAGATGTAATTGATAGGATTGTAGAATTATATTCAAATCCAAATGAAGTTGTTTTAACGCCTTTTATGGGTGTGGGTAGTGAAGTATTTAGCCCCGTTTCTATGGGCAGAAAAGCAATAGGTATCGAGTTAAAAGATAGTTACTTTAAACAAGCTAAATTGAACCTAGAGGAAGCTACAAAGAGATTTAAAGCAACTGTTAAACAAGAAAGTTTATTCTAATGCAAAAGAAACTATCTAAGATATTTGTTTTGGTGGATTTACTGGTTCAAGAGATTGATGAGCCAGTAATGATACCCACAAAGCAGACAAAGGAAATACAAGATAAAGCAAGGGAATTACAAACTTTACTTGAGCCAGTACTATCAAAGTTTTACGACAATCAATCTGTTAAGCAAAGTAATTTTTTTCAAACGATGCAAAACAAATTTAATTATATCTTTGATAAAGAATACAAATGAAAACAACCGACCTAAACTTATCAATTACGCCAAAACTTTCAAAGTTAGGCAGACCATACCGAGAACTTATGAATCCTAAAAATTTACAAGTTGCTAGCAAGTGGATAAATAAGGTTGAACATTGGCACTGGTACTATTTTTTTATTTACACCGACGATAATAGTTTATTCGGATTTGAATTTGATTACAATGATAATTTTGTGCAGAAGTTTAACCACGAGGGAACTCGTAAAATATTAGATAATTTATGACAGCAGTAGAATGGTTAGAAAAAAGAATTTTTAGAGAATATCATTTTTTATTACAAAAGTTATTAGAAATTTATAAAATAGAAAAAGGATTATGACACCAAAAGAAAAAGCAATAGAATTATACGAAAAATTTTATTATAAAATACCTACACTTCTTGATGAAAAAATTTTAGATTGTCTTGCTCAAGAATGCGCTTTATTAGCAGTTGATGAAATTTTAAATTTATGTTGGAATGGTAATTTAAAAGCTAAAGAATATTGGGAAGAAGTTAAACAAGAAATTTTAAAATTATGAGCGATATTTCAAAATGCTCCGACAATCTTTGCCCTTCAAAAGACATTTGTTATCGGTTTACAGCGACAGTAGGATTTAGACAAGCATACATTAACACCAACCGAGAGTGCGACGCTTACAACTGCGATTTCTTTTGGCACAATGGCACTTGTAAATACTGCGGGCAAAAAGAGGGAGTTCACAAAATGAGTTGCGAAACACATAAACAACAAATAAACATTTAATAAACAATTATGATAGCAGTACTAACAACAGACAAAAAAATCTTCCAACTTTACCTACTTCAAGAAAACCTAACTTTTAAAGATGCTAGGCAAATTTGCAGAAAAGAAGATTTAGATGGCACAGTTTACGATGATGTAATAGATTTAGATCCGAAGTCAAATGTTACCGATTGGGTTAGAGATAGAATAAAAACAAAAACATTAGAAAATAATTAATACCTTTACATTATGAAACGAATAATTTTATTACTAGCAATAGCGTTATCTAGCTGTTCAACAGATGAAGAACGCACAACAAACCAACCGCAAGCCGATTGCAGATGCTATACTATTTTAGACGCATCAGTTTATAATCTGCCAACGGGGCAAAGTTTCACCGCTGGAATTATGCAAAACGACTGCACGGGAGCGCAAAAGAATTTTAACAAACAAGGGATTTTTAGAGCGGGAGATAAAATATGTAATTAAAATAAAAACGTTACCTTTGTCTAAATGAATCATATATTCAGTCAGCATACTAAATGGATTAATATCGCTAAAACATTTGGCGCAGATGATTTAGCAGAGGACTTTGTACAAGATTCATACATTAAAATTCTAGACAAAGAAAAGGTAAACGAATCCCTATTTTACTTTGTGCTACGAAATACAATAGCAGATCATTTCAGAAAAGAAAAAAGAGAATGTTATTATTTAGAACCAACGCAATTTATAACAGAGGAAATTTACCAACATATTGACACGTGGCATCCATACGACAGAAAGCTATATCTGCTTTACATAAACAACGGAATGTCAATGAGAGATATCGCAAAAGAAGTAAATATTAGTTTAACAAGTATTTACAACACTATTAAAAATTGCAATAAAAAAATACTTATTTTTATAAACGAAAATTACGAAATTGAATTATGAAAAGAGGAAGAAAACCAAAAGGACTTGGTGATGTAGTTGAAAACATTACACAAGCAACTGGAATAGCTAAAGTAGTTCACGCTGTATTAGGCGATGACTGCGGGTGTGATGAACGAAAAGAAAAGTTAAATCAAATGTTCCCTTTTGGGAAAATAATACGACAATGTTTAACAGATGAACAGCGTCAATACTTAACTACATTCTTTGAAACACAACCGACACAAATTTACCCTATTCAACAAAGAGAATTAAGTAACATTTATAAAGATGTTTACGGATTTACTATTGATACAACGTGTTCAAGTTGTTGGAGAGATGTGTTGAAAGAATTAAAAAATGCGATGGCAGAATAATTAATTAGTTAATTTATATTAATTATGGATAAGAGAGCAACCAACGGAGGACATAGCACCGCACCACAAAGACACGATGACAAACGATTGTTGACTAAAACAGAATTACAAGACGCTTATGAGAATTTAAAACCATTCTTACCTGATGCGTTAAAGTGTTTGGAAACAGCAATAAAAGCAGGGGAAAAATGGGCGATTGAATTATGGTTTAAATACTTTTTTAGTTTACCAAAACAAACCATCGACAATAATACAAACGTTACATTAAACGATTTTAATATAAAAGACGTTATTCAATTTGATAACCTTAAACCATAAATATCAACCGTTATTTGAAAACGATACGAGGTATTATATTATAACTGGCGGGCGTGGTTCTGCAAAGTCTTTCGGGGTTGGCACTTTTGCCAGCCTTTTGTCGTTTGAGGCAAATCACAAAATATTATTCACACGTCAAACAATGACATCAGCGCATCTTTCAATTATACCCGAGTTTCAAGAAAAGATTGATTTGATGCAAGCGAATGATATTTTCGACGTCACAAAGTCCGAGATTATAAATAAGAAGTCAAAGAGCGAAATTATATTTAGAGGTTTAAAGACTTCATCAGGCGATCAAACAGCAAACCTCAAATCATTACAAGGCGTTACAACGTGGATATTAGATGAAGCCGAAGAACTTACCGACGAAGCAACGTTCGATAAAATAAACCTATCAATTAGGCAAAAGGGCAAACAGAATAGAATCATATTAATACTGAATCCATCTACCAAAGAGCATTGGATTTACCAAAGGTTTTTTGAATCTAAAGGAATCCCTGAAAGGTTTAACGGAATCAAAGACGATGTAACTTATATTCATACTGATTACCGAGATAACATCAAACACTTGGACCAGTCGTTTATCGATGAAGTGTTAAGCATTGAAAAGAACAACCCTAAAAAATACAAGCATCAAATATTAGGCGGTTGGTTGGATAAGGCAGAGGGTGTTATATTTACCAACTGGCGTATTGATAATTTTACCGAGCAAAACCTCACGGCATACGGTCAAGATTTTGGGTTTAGTGTTGACCCTACAACGCTAGTTAAAATATCAATCGACAAAGCAAACAAAAGAATATTCTGCAAAGAATTACTTTACAAACCAAAGTTAACCACAAGCGAAATCTACATTGAAAACAATCGATACTGCGGGCATCGAGATTTGATAATTGCTGATAGTGCAGAACCGAGATTGATTGAGGAATTAAGAAGTCGAGGGTTAAACATTCGTGGAATTGACAAGCCTAAAATAGTTGATAGGGTTGCACTTATGCAAGATTATGAATTGATTATAAGCCCCGACAGCATCAATATTATAAAAGAGATTAACAACTACGTTTGGCACGATAAGAAGTCGCAAACACCAATAGATGACTACAATCACGCACTCGATGCAATAGGTTACGCTGTATGGGATTTAATCGGCAAACCAAATCAGGGAATATACCACGTTTATTAACGTACAACAAAACAGCAATAAAAACGATAATAGGTTATGAAAGCAAATTTAATAGTTCCAGAATCATTAAATGAAATTACGTTAGGTCAGTATCAAAAGTTTTATAAGCTAATAACTAACAATCCCGATAGTGAGTTTGTAAGACAGAAAACCGTTTCAATTTTCTGCAATGTAGAGATGAAAGATGTACGGCAGATGTTGCTTAGTTCGATTGATGAAGTTTACAACGGACTGATTGAATTGTTTAACGGAAGTCCTGAATTGATTTCTAGGTTTACAATTAATAACATTGAGTTTGGTTTAATACCTAACTTTGACGATATGAGTGCGGGAGAGTTTGCGGATTTAGACGATTATAATTCAGATGTTGAGCAATGGCATAAATGTATGGCGGTTTTATATCGACCAGTTACAAATAAGTTAGCAAAGTTTTATGATATTGAACAGTACAAAGGAACAGAACAATATGCGGAAATGATGAAAGACACGCCAGTAGCAATAGTTCTAGCGGTGCAGGTTT